GAAGTAAAATGAAAGTCCATAATAATATTATTGTGATGATAACCTTACCATAATAATATTTATCTAAAACCCATATAAGACCGTAATAGGCGGGCAAAACCTCGGCACACCTCGGCGCGGGTAATCACAGGTTTATTTATATTTTACTCTGTCTTTTTACCTTATCTACATTTGATTTTAGAGAGATTGAGAATATAGACCCCCCCATAATTTGAAAATAGACCCCCCATTGGATTTCAATCTCTCTATTGGCTCCAAAAATTTAGAACCATCACACATTTTTTCTTTGTTGTTTTTATAGTTTCTTACCTTAATCAAACCATATAGAAAACGGGTCTAAGAAACCAAAAATACCCCCCTTTTACAAAACCTTTTTATAAGAACGGGTATATGTGTGTTTTTATAGATAGATGGCTATACTATACACTCTTTATAGAATATATTAATATTCTTGGACCCACGGATAAATAACCCTGGCAACACCTATTAAGGTAAGAAAAATGAAAATAAATAAAAAGATATTGTGACCGGCTCCACTGGCTCCAAAAACACTTGGACCCAGAGCAAGAGCAACAAAAAAAATGATTTTATAGGGGGTTATTCTAGCACCTTCTATGCGGTTAAAACTCCACCTCGTCAGAATAAGCAAATTTTATATTAGTGAATACAGTTTTATCTCTATATTCATTTCTCGCTTTACATCTAATCTTATTACAACCAGATGATAGTAATTTTTGATGCACATCTTTAAGTTTAATATTAACCATATCTCTTTTATGACTATTATACCAATCCTTTATTACACTTACCAGAACAACGTCTTCCTCATTCTTAGTAATTTCAAACCTCTCACCTAGACAAATAAATACACCGTCCATATCTTTTTCAACCTCGTTTTTAAGGTCTATGACACACTCAATAGTTTTTACTATATTATCATTATACATAATAACTGTTTTCATTTTAACAATGCTATCTGCTATCTTATAATTATCCATAGTTGTTTAGTTTGCGGTTCATTTTCTATTCATTATCGTTTCAATTTTATTTTTAAAGTCCCCTCCAAAGATTAATTACTTCAGTTGTATAACTCACAGCTAACCTAAAACAATCGCGTGTATCCAATTCAGCAGCTGCGATTAACTTAATTAAATAGATATTATCATCTTTATCCATTATTTCTTTAGCTGACTTCATAATAGCATTACACTGATTATGCTTTACTAAGAACGTTCTATAAAACTTATTACGAGCTTCTTCGCTCTTTTTTTTAACTTCGTGTAAATGCTTCATTATATTAGACCAATTTAAATACGAACCTTCATCTGGATATGAACTTGGGTCTAAATCCAAATATTCATCTAACATAAGCTTATAAAATTTACATACAGATAGTGATTTAACAATGCTCTGGACTATCGTATCAAATGTTACGTATTCGTAACTGGTTACATATTCATTCCAAACTTTCATTGCTTGACTGGCATATTCCATACATAATTCAAATTCTTTAGTATAATCTACTACAATATAACCGTCTGCGTCTTTCTCACCATCCGCATTTAATTCATCAATGGTTTTAAAATATATATTATTTTCTTGTTGAAGTTGTTTATGGATTAAAACCTTAATATTTTTTAACTCACTATTATATGCTAAGTGTTCATTACAAAATTGTTTTAAAGCAGTATGTAATGTATCACTTAAATCCTTAACAGTAGCAATACTTTTATCCTGTGCTTCTTTCAAATAAGGGTCGCTGGTTTGAGCAAAAGTTTTTACTATATTATCAATATAGATAATAACTGTTTTCATTTTAACAATGCTATCTGCTAACTTAGAAATATCCATAGTTGTTTAGTTTGTATTTATTTACAGTTCATTCATCGTTTCAATTTTATTTTCAAAGTATTCGTATCCATAATTATGTTTTTGTTTGGATATTATAGATTAAATAAAAAAATTGAAACAATAAATGAACCGTAAATAAGTCCAAACAACCAAATATATCAACCATGTTAGCAGCATTATCAACTTATACAAGAGGAGAAATTATGGCGGGAATAAGCGTAGAGTCAATGCTTGATGACGCAAGAATAAGAATAGAGACAACTATTATTTCACCTGAAGAACAAGAAGATAAAGAGTCCTATTATAACAAGGTAAAAAATGATCTATATTGGATTGATATTAAGAATGATAAAAATATTAAATTCAATTATGATTATGATCGTGATATTGAATATAAACATATTTATCCATTGACTTTAAATCAAATAAATCAAATATATCAAAAACGATTAGATGAACTTAAATATAAAATTGAGAAAAAACGCAAGGAAAAAGACGAAGAATTTAAGGTTCAACTAAAAAAATATCATAGTAAAATTAAGCGGTTACATATTCTTAAAACGAACGGCAAAATTACAAAAGTGATGATTAAGGAATATCTTAGGTCAATGGGTTACCGTATGTCTGGTATTTCTAATGCGGGAAATATTAAAAAAATGACTGATATGATACTTAACAAATTTGATGCGAAAGAAGAAGATATTATTCATTCACATTATATTAACCAAATAGAAGAGACTAAGAATAGCCTTGTTTCTCATATTGATGACACTATGAGAAAGATAAAAAGGGATATGAATAAGGTAATAACATTTATTAAATCACTTCCAAAGCGGAAGCGGACTATTATGCGTAGAAAACGCATTCTTATTATTAAAAAATAAATAATCTCTACTAATAAAAAATATTTTTTTATATTATGAGCACTTCTACTCCTCGTCAAATTCAACCTCCTCTATCTCGCCTGTATCCCAGTTAAAGAACCCAACTGGCTCTTCAGTATCAACATCATAGAGGAAATGTTTGCTATCAATCAGGTAATCCTTACCGTCGATGTTTTTGATATAAACCTCTAACATCTCATCATCTTCCGTATCCTCATCTTCCGTATCCTCATCTTCCGTATCCTCATCTTCCGTCTCCTCCTCCTTAGCTGGCTCGAGTGATTTCCAATAGATTCTGGAAACTCTGCTGTATTCTACACACTTTTTAATTGGATTTTCATCAAATATTTTATAGGCATTATCTCCATCTATTATTTTTTTAGATAACTTCATAATATCCTTACAATCAATATGCTTAACTAAGTAATTTCTAACGAATTCGTTAAGATCGCTATCAACTTCTTTTTTTAATTCGTATATCGTTTTCATTTCACCACAAACCTGAAGATATTCATTTTCATTATCATATGTATCAGTATCCTTATCAAGAAATACTTCAAGCAACTTTTTATAATAGTAAGATGCCGTTTTGGCTTGAACAATACTGCCAATTATCATAGTCTTAACCAAATCCATTGTTATATGAGGGAGTTAGGATGTGTTGATTTATAGGTCGTTAGATTGTTTTGTTTGGACTTATTTACAGTTCATTTATCGTTTCAATTTTATAGATTAAACAAAAAAATTGAAACATAAAATCAATACAAAATATAGGCAATCAAATACCAACTATGTCTCGTTTCCAAATTGCTGACGAAGGATTATCAACTATGACTGAAATTGCTAATGAAGAAGCATTAAGTCAAGCTCTTTTGGACTGTCATCAATTATTAAATCACGTCGCATTACTTCGTAATCAATGTCGTATGTCAGATAGCGACGTAAGATTGTCATACAAAAAACGTATTAGTAGTAAAGCTGATAATATACTACCTTGTAAAGAATACTTAACCACTATGGATGATTTATCTGATGTTCGTTTGCGTGTAAAAAATCGTATTAAGGATATTAAAAATATGGTAAAGTTTATGGTAGATAAAGAAGGATATAAATTGTTTTTGGCAAAATCTGATTTGGATAAGGATATAATGCTTAGACAAAATGAAAAAATTAAATACTTTACTATTAATAAATCTTTAAGCCAAGGTAAATACTTTGTTAATGATAAACATCATTATGAAGCAGATTATTATAAATATGTTGAAATTTTTAACAATTCAAATAAGTATTTCAGCTAAGGATTTAACTAATTATAAAATCATTTTTTTAATCTCAAACTATTTTTCATTTTAAGCATTTTAATAATGAACTTGTTAATATTATCATCAGCATCCTTTTTAAGAATGCGTAATTCTTCCATCGTTTCTTCCATCTCTAATACCGTTGTATGCTCTTCTGTATCAAAATCTAATGTTTGATTAAATAATTTACTTGCCACTATAGCGTTTCTAATACTATTATCTATTAAATTAATTGTTCTGGTCTTCATTATATTTTAATGTGAATTTAAATTCTATACGTGAATTACATCGTTCATTAAATGAAATCTCGCTTTTGCTTATACTAACACCTACGTGAAGAATAGCATTAACTTGTCTCTTTATAATATCCATTAAGTCATCATCATTATTTATTTTATCTTGTAATTGAGCGGAAAAATATGGTATAATACTGCGGTCTAATCTAACAGTAAGTGGTGCTTCGTTTATTTCGGGATTACTATCAAAATCTAAATGTTCGGCGTCATAATATGAAAATTCTTTGTCATCAACAATATGATACAACGCCGTCAAAGGAGTATCACTTGCGTCTTCGTCAGCACGGACTGCTATGCGAGAGCCGTCTTGTATTAAATCACACCCCAAAGCAAGCATTCTACTTATTCTAAATGATAAATCTTTAATAGGGTCGTGTGGATAGCAGAAATTTGAAATCGAGTAATTTGTTGAAATAGATACTTCATAAACCATTTTTATATATATTACTAAATATTAATAAATATTAATTAACTGAATATCTTCTATTTCTTTTTTCGTTAATGGATTTATAATATAATACAACCCTTGTAAGAAAGCATCAGCAATATCGTCTTTCTTTTTTAATGAGTTGTAATATCCAATAAAACTAAGATCATTGAAATTCGGTATAATATTATTCTTCATAACATCTTGCGACATCAATTTATTTATTTTATGGCAATTCCGCTTGCTGTCGGGGCTGACGGGGTTTCCCCGTATTTTATGACTTCTAAGAACTCTGGGATTTTCCTCCTGCTTAAATGATTTCAACTTCTTTGTTGGCGATGTAAATAATACATAATACTTAAAATCTCTCATAATAAACCAACTACTAACTAAATATTGAACACATTTCATTCGTGTATTAAATTGGTTTTCAATCAACACAAGAGCCTCATTGTAATCTCCTATTTCTTTTTTGAATGTTGTAATTATGTTATGATAGACTTCAATGAGAGAGATTTTATTACAATTTTTACCTGATGATAAATCTATAAGTCCATAATTAACTATATCTACATCATCAATGGTATTACCCTCTTGGTAATTATTTTTAAATACAACATAACCGCAGTTCTTAATACCTACATCAATGGAAATAATATATTTATAATTATGAATATTCATATATATAAATAGAAAGTAAAAAATAACATAAAGATTAAATATTGATTATATTATATGCGAAAAACAAAACGTGGTCGAAAAAACAAAGGTGTTAAAACAATTGTCGAAGAAGAACCCTTACCTATGTCTATGTCATTTAAAGTTCCAAAGGGAACGGATTATAACGATTTTTTAAATAAAGAATGCGTTGATAAAAACGGAAATGTTATTAAAGGACTTTTTTATAGAGATGTTATTAAGAATATGACGATTACCGACGGGAGTGAAACTACCGAAGTATATAGAAATGAAAAAAATATAGAGTTGGAAGAGACCGTCGTGAGAGAAATAGCCGATATGTGTTTAAAATTATGGTGTTTAGTTCATATTGAACATAATTATTACGTTCATAATAAGAACTATATCGACTTACAAAAAACTCGTATGACTATCGTTGAATCTATCAAGGAAACATTTCCTAAAAACATTGTTGATAAGATAACATTAATTTTCAACATTGAGAAAGATGAAAATAAATATGTAAATGAATATAAAAAGTTTTATCATACAATAGATAAAATCGTTTATTATGACTCTCAAGGAATACTGAATAAATCACAATCCTTGTGGGACAATATCGATGAAACTATGAAAAAATATACGGCTGATTTTGAACCACATTATTATTTTTTAAAGGATTCTTGCCCTTACTTCCCGTTTATTTCATAACTCTAATCTGCCCATCACTAGCCTCAACCACAAGGGTAATCATGGCAACAGTCAATAGTGTAATGCCTGGTTGAGCGTTAGCAGTATCAAACTCTACCTCCAAAATCCCGCGACTAGCGAATCCATTAATGCCACTGTTAGTAATAGAAACAAAGTTGTCGTTTCCCCGAAGCCAATTTCCTGCGGTAACCTGATAGTCATCAGTGCTATATTTCTTAGTAAGCCCGTGCGCGGTTGTGCGTTGGTTTGGGGTAACAAGACTGGATTTCAACACTCCTGAATAATGCTCCATCTTATTAGAACACCCGCCACTCGCGTTTTGATTCACATAATCACCTCCAGCATATCTAATTCGTTGGCGGAGAGGATAATTGCCTGCGACATATTTAAGGTTGCTAACATCATCAACAGTGGAAATGTTTGCGCTATTGCGGGTCACAGTAGTAGCAACTGGCAAGTAAAACACGCTAATAACATTACGGTATTGGTAAGAACCCTGAACTCGATGAGTTAATGCGGTAGGTTGAAGTGCGTTTCGGCTTGGGACAAATGTATGACAAGCCATTTTAATACCGCGGGGAGACCGCATTCGCTTAATAATAGCCTGGTAAGCATCAGCCTGGAAGGTCATAAAATCGGCTGTAAGGCGAAGATCATTCAATACATAACCGCTCACAGCAGTCACGGGGTCAGTAACGGCTCCAAAGAGCATCTGCTCGGTTTGGCTCTGGAAGCGGATGCGAATTTTCAACTTGCTAACTGAGCCAGTAATCATGTAATACTCAAGTTTAGAACCATATCGTGAAAGGTCAAGACTGAAAGAACGGGCAGCTCTATCTTGTAGTGCGACCCCTTCGAGTGCCTGTAGTGCGTCAATATCATACTCATCGACACTCTCACTAAAATTACGGTTCAACTGTGCTACATGTGGGCTATCTTGATGGAGTTCAAGGACGGGCTGACCGTTAATCTCAATATCAATCTGCTCAATGAGAGAATATGCTGAGGCTTTCAATTTCAATGCTCCACTATAATCTCCAAGAACGTTGAATAGACCTCTCAATTGTAGGGATGTGAAATCAAGAACATCTGCGGACTCAATATCTGCTTCAAAGGTTGGCTTATTAGAGCCAAAACCATCTCGTCCAGAAAGTGCTACAATCTCTCTATTCTCCTTGGATAAAATCATGTTGTTTTCCTTAACTGCGGACGCTAAAAAACTGGGTGTATGTGTAGTTTCCATTTATATAATAGATAAAGATAAAAATATTATTATATAATTGTTATTAAGATTACTCTGTTTCGTTTTTTGTAATTTTTAATGTTTTCCCTTTCTGGCTTTTTACAACAACTTTAATTTTACCACTCTTTTCGTTAATTCTAAATGGTTCCTTATTTATCACATCTATAATTATTCTTGTAATAAATTCTGCCTCTCTCTCTTCTATAGTTTCTCCAGCCGAAAGCATACGAGTAATAATATCTAATTTATCTGGAAGAGGTTTCATCATTAACAGGTTTTTCAATTTATCAGGGTTTGATACAAAATTTCCTTCTATTAAATATTTCCAAGTATCCTTTACTGATGCCTGTGACATCCCACCCTTAGTAAAACCACGTTTTAATTCACTGATAACTTGTTTTACAGGTTCAACTATACTTTCTGGTATTGCGTCAGTTGCCATGCTTATTCCATCTCCTCCTGCTGCTCCTGCTGCTGCTGCTGGGTCTTGAGTGTCTTGAGTTGCCTGTCCTCCAGTTTCATCTTTACTCTCCACTTCTCCGCCTAAATCAGCCATACCGTTTTCATCTCGAATTGTGGCATCTAATCCATTAGGTGCTTCACCTGCTTGAGTTCCTTGTGTTACTAAATCCATAGCGTCCTGTTTCTTTTTCTTCTCCGCTTCACTCCTATTCATAGATAATCGTTCTAAATAATCAGGTAGTTCGCCTTTCAATACATTAGTTTTGAGTTCCTCAATCTGTTTTGTAGATAAATTATATTGGACTCCAAAATTAGTTATTTCTGATAACAACAGTTCTATCTTACGATTACGGGCGCGTTGTTCTGGACTGTCGCCAGCATTATCTCCAACTGGATTAAATAATGTATCAATCTGTTGCTTCAACTGTTCCTCTCTATCAAAGGAGTCCATCTGTTCTCTCACATTTAATTTCATTAACAGATCATTTGGGATATTTCCTAATACTGGTTTTTTATACAGTAACTTATCATCAAACTCATCCACAGTTGCGCCCTTAACTCCTGCTAATGCCTCACTAACAAGGCTAAAATATGGATTATATTCTTCGTTATCTGTTCCTAATACACCGTAATTGTATAAGAAAGCTTCGTCTTTTTCTGTGTTTTTCTCCTTCATACTAAATTCTAATAGTCCATCATCACTTAGTCTAAATGGGTTTATCGGCAACATTATATATATATATAGATAGATTTTTTAATTTCCATAAATTAGATTGCTGAAATAATCGATATTCTTTTGTCTTTGACTTTTCGACATGTGAGTTGTCCTTGATTTAAGAACTGGCTTATCATCTTCACTATCACTGTCGCTATCGCTCTCACTAACTGGCTCTGGCTTTCTCTTGGATTTCTTAGATTTCTTAACAGGCTCAGGTTCGGTTTCACTTTCACTTTCATCTGGTCGGGACGCTTCTGGCTCTGCTTTTGCTTTTGCTTTTGCTTCTGCTTTCGGTTCCTCAAGTTTCGCCTTCTTCATTCTCTCATCAACTAATGCTTGAATACGGTTCTCTTCATTTTGTTTCTTTCGTTGTTTATCTTCTAAATCAGTTATTATCTTCTTTGCTTTCTTAGCATCTCGTGCTTTTTTCAATGCTTGATATTTTTTATCGCTTACTGCTCGTTTCTTACTTTCGTCCCGTTCCTTCTTCGTTGGTTTATCTTCCACTTCAGGCTTATCTTGTTCTATCACAGGTTGGACTGGTTCTATAATTGTATCCGTTTGTGGTTTGGGTATGACTGGCTCGTTTGTTTGGGTAACTGGTGCGGTTTCATCTTTCAATATTGTATTTTCTCCTAAATCACTCATATATATATTACCAAAGAAAATAGTTTTCTATACAAAGATTTTCAAAAATCTTAAACAAAACTTCAAAAGGGCTTAAACATCGTCAATGGAACTTATTACATTATCTTTTATTGTTTTATATATTTTATATGTGGGTTCATTATCGTCATATATTTCCATTGTATCTTTATTATAATTAACTCGAAATGCGCCGTATTTCTTATTAGTAATGAATTTAAAATAATTAATAAAGTTCTTCTTCAGTTTAAATATGCTATTCTCTTCAGCAATTTTTGATAGTTCATTTTCTGTAGTCGCGAAGAAATAGAAATTGGTAGCATTGGCTCTTATGATAGGTGATAAGGATTTATAATATTGTGTGTTAATAATTAATTGGATATTAAGATGACGACAATAGGTTATTAATTTCGATAAGCCTTTAGCTTTGGAAGTTCCTGATAAATGATCTATACTATCTTCTATATATAATAAATACTGCGGATATATTGGTTTCGCATCTTTTGGTAGATTTTTTTTGATAAACACTAATCTATTCTCATCAAAAATATAATAGAATTTATCATCAACCTCTTTCCTATCTGCTTTAATGAGTTTAATAATAACATACTCAATATGGTCATAATCAAATTGCCTTTCAACATTTTCTTCATTAAAAAAATCTCTAAGAGTCGTGTCGTAATCGAATGTGGGAGAGATTAAAAAACGGTTTTCCTTTGGAATTACATCTATCATTTCGTTAGTCATAATTTCCTTAGATAAATATGTTTTACCTGATGTAGAACGCCCAACAAATACATGAGCATGTAATTTTCCCTGAATTATTTTATTGGATTTATTTTGAATCGACGGTTTAATCTTAATATCGTTATTCATATTATATAACAATATAAAAAAATATTTAACCGACTTCAAGCGGAATTGAATGGTTTTAGTTTCGGACGCTCAATATCACTATGATATTTATTATAATGATAACTATGGTTTCCTCTTGTATAACTCTTAAAACAATTATCGCATTTTATTATTTGTCTATTTTTTAAGTTTCTTTCCTCCTTATGCTCTGTCCCGTATTTATTATTATATAAAGCAAATTTAGCCTTATTATTCAAGTAATAGTTTTTGATAGCATCAACCCGTTCTTGATCGCTATTAATAGGACATAACTGATTAATACAAGGCATGTTATCTTGCCAGGTTCTTTCACGGTATGATAATTCATCTCTCGACAAGCATGGAAATTTTTCTAATAATAATATTCGAACATTAGATATATCTTGACCTATTAATATTGATGCGGTCGTATAATTATTTCCAGTTTTATAGTCGCTTAGATGCTTACTAAATCTCCGTTTCAGTGGTTGTGTGGTTGCTCCAACATAAACTAAATCGCTTTTATTATTCATAATACAATAGATTTTTGATTTCAAATAAATATTCATATTATATATATTAATCAATTTTTTAAGTTCATTTATCTGGTTTAAACATATTTTGGAGGGTCAAATTGAGAATGGTTCCTACGGTAGTGTTGATTTTTATTAGACCTACTATACTGTTTATCACAGTGACAGCATTGTATTCGTTGATTGAATCGAGCAGTGTTTCTTTCTCTATTTTTATGATAACAGTTTCTGTTACATTCAAGTTTTTCCTCCCGAGTTCTAATAGGTCTAAATTTATTAACACATTCCAGTTCATCTGTCCAGTATCTCTCTCTTAATAGTAATTCATTTTTCGTAAGACAAGGATACTCTTCAATTAATTTAATTGATACATTATCTGGGTCTTCGTTGATTAAAATTTTGCTTGTAGCTTTCAGTATAGAGTTTTTATGTCCTGATAATCGTTTATCTAAAGCGCATATTGTTGAACCCACATAACACTTGTCATTTACACTATTAATAATTTTATAGATTTTACCGTTTAAATATTTTTTATCTTCTTCAGTCATCTTTTGCTTTTGATTTAATTACAATTATATATTTAAATCAATTTTTTAAGTTCATTTATCGCGTTTATACATTTTTTGGAGGGACGATTTCAGGATGGTTATTTTTATAATGACTAATTTTATTTGAAGTGCTATATTCTTTTTCACAATGAGAACATTGGACACGTTTATTAACTCTAGCACGTATCCCTTCTTTATTTTCATTGTAATATATTTTATTAGTGTTAATATATTTATCTCTATTCCTATCATAATAACCACTTCTATAAACCGTTTCATCCTGTATAGACCTAACAGGGTGTTTTACCGCATTTACAGTGTCATTTTTATCAATCCAATAACGTTTTCTGTTTTTTAGTTCTATGTAAGAATTACACGGATAATTTTCGAGAAGAACAATATGAACATTGTCGCCTTTTAATAATATATTACTCGAACAACTATACTGTGAGCTTTTTGCCCTTGAAAGATGATGTGATAAGGTATATTTTAATGTTAAAATAGTCGTTCCAATATAACATTCTTCATTAACACTATTCGTAATTTTATAGATTTTAGAATTCAAATATTTATTAGGTTCAGTCATTGTTGTTGTTGTTTTGATTTAATTACAATTATATATTTAAATCAATTTTTTTATTATATCTATCCTGACCCGCTGAGACACATGTCTGGCTCATCTATAACCGCGCATGTAATATCGTCAGCATCTTCATCAGCAATTGTTTCTTTTTTCCGTCGGTTCATCTCCTCTAAATAATCCTCATATGTATCGTCAAATTCAATGGGCGGAAGGAATGGCAAAACCTTTTCATAGTCGCTGTATTGTGATAGAATTTTAAGAAAGCATTTCTGCTCTTCAATATCCAAATTAAATTCCTCTCTGGTAAGTATGCGGTTTTCACTAATATCGAATGTATCGGTGACATCTAAAACTTTGTTTGTATCCATGTATATAAATATAAGATTTTAAAAAATCTTGGGCAAAACAATTTTACTAAATATAATATAATTTACTAAGATTAACTGAAAAAATTAGGGAATATATTTAAAGGTCTAGGTGATGGAATAACCTGCTCTAATGGTATCTGACTACGGTCTCTCATACCTATATCTTCTACTGGAGTATCATCGTTAGCGAATCTTCTTGCTCTAGAGAGAGATGACATAGATAACGGTATTCGCGGGATACAAATACTGATCATATAACTTAATGTGTGTAATACCAGCGGATTAGTTGGCATATTTTCAACTGATAATGTAATCATATTAAAAACCGTGAATTTAGATAATAGACTGACTATATCACCTGCTACTCGGTAAGAGCGAACCTGAAAATAATCGTTAATACCAACAATAGAAAAAACATTATCTCCAACAATAACACTTCCTGGATATTTACTTAATTCTAATAGAGTGTTTGCACCATTGAAGTTCCTGACATTACATTTAAATATAAAACCTGATACAAGGGCATAATAACTGGATAATGAATGACCACAAATATATATATTATCTGGACCTATGTTTGGATAAGAATCTATTATTAATTTTATATCATTCAAATACTTTGTTGTCGCATCTGTGTTTAATATAGTCCCACTTATCAGTTGAATATCCTGTCGAATATCCTCTAATGAAGATACTTTTGTTCCATGAATACATATGAATAGATTTTGTATCGAGTAAAACCCTTTCTTATATACTGCTATTCTGTCAGTGCTGGTTGATTCCTGATAATAAGTTTGATTATCCAACATTCTTAATCTCTCTATTGGACTCCTATATGACTCTGCTGTTCCAAGCATACAAAGATAATCTAAGTTAGGCACAACCACATGCTCCCGTTCATATCTGCTAAACTCATTAACAATTTGACGACTGCTAAGCATCTTATTCTCAGCATTAGCGTCGGTTATTTCTTGTTGAATGCTAGTTATTTCTCGTAAATAATTAATACCTTTATCAAGAAGCCATTGGTCGAATTGTCTTAACATATATATATATGATTTTAAAAAAATCTTGAGCAAAACAATTATTCTGAACCTGCGTTCATTTCAATAACATAAAGATCATAGGTTTTATCCATTTCGCTTCGTGGAATATCGTGGAACATCAGTTCATAAACACTGTCATCTCCTGTAATATTTAGAAATTGTTTTTGTAGTTCAAGATCTAAATAGAACTCTTCTCTCGTTAATATTGTATCCATTTATATAATGGAGAGATAAAATAAAATTGAAATCATATTAAATATAAATAGATATGTAATATTAATTAGTTATGGCTGAGCGGGTTCGAAAGCGAAAAACACTTATTAAATGTAAGTGTTATTGTGGCGGTTCTTACTCAAAAAACACGGTTGAAAAACATCATATGACTATAAAACATAGATTACATGATGAACTTAAAAAACACGTTGATAATTACGTTAGCCCCGCTAACCAATCTTAGTAATAGTTCCCCTAAAATTAATATCAAAATCCCACGCAGTGCCCCCATTATATTGAAATAAGACACGAAATGAAGTATTATTAGTGCTAGAAGTTCTTATATCAGTCCATTTAAGGGATGTGCTTCCATATGTTTCATTATTGGGCGATATGTATGCGTGATGCATAGTTAATGGTGATTTTAAAAAGAATGGAAATGGTGCGTTATTTGTAATTGGACTGGTCATAAAAGTAAAATCATCTGCTGCTATACCGTCTGGATTATATTTTAAATAAATTGATATATCAAAATTATAATTGCCATCAGGAATAATTGACTCAAACGGCACTTCTAATGTAGTCTGACCACCATCCTGAAATTGTAAAGCATTAAAACTCTTATTTACATATCTAAATGTTCCAACTCCTGCGTTATCATCTACATATTTTTTAGTTGCGGCGTCTGCGTCATTTGTAGGAATTCCTAGCGATGATATTTTATTCCCGTTCATATTTAATCCCCCTGTCAATAGACCCCCTGCTGTGCTTAAACGTGAATTTATTCCCGTATTCAATTGGTTTAAATTTATAGCATCTGT